CAAGGTCAAGAGTACCTTAAAGAAACATAAACTTCAAGATCCTAATCAAAAGAGTGCTGGGGCTTCAAAGGATGCTCCTGATGGAACTATTCATGCAAATGGTAAACATCATAACCTTGAGATAAAACAAAACAAAAATGCAATGATGGGTCAGATTGGTATGCACCACGATGGAAAGTCTTGGAGAGTGAAAGAGAAGTCAAAGAAAGACTACCCCGTAACCGCTAAGCACGTTGAAAAGCATATGGTACCCCATATGAATAAACACATTGGCAAGCCTTCTGGTGATTATCAAAAAGATCGTAAAGAACATGGCAATCTTTACCACACAGTAAAGGGTACAAAGGCTATCAGAGACCATTATGGTAAAGACAGAAAGACTCCTTACATTCAGATTGGGGGATCTGGACTTCACCACACCGATAAAGATCATGGTAAGGTTGGGACCAAAGCTCTAAGTGGTGACACTCAATATCGCATGAGAGTGAAGTATCATGGATCAAACAAAAAGACTGGTAAGGTAAATTACAGTCATACTGTTCTATTCAATCTAAAGAATCACAAAGCCTCTCATGTAGATATTGATAAGCACTCAGCTGATATTGCTAAAAAACATGGTATGAAGTAGATGGCAGTAAGTAAGTATTTTGCAAACACACATATAGCTGAAGCTATTGACATGTCGCAAGGTGAGTTGCTAGGTGCATCGTTCATTGATAAGTTTGGATACAATCCTACTGTGGGTTCAAGTTTAGAAACAGTGTGGTCTGGTAGTAACATTTACACCTACATCACAACAGCTGGCACAGCTGTAGCTACAAGCTCAAATACTAGTGATGATAATGGTGGCTCCGTATTGGTTCAAGGTCTAGATGCAAACTATGATGAGGTCAGTGAGACTATTACCATAGGCGGAGCAGCTGGTTCAGTATTATTTCATAGAGTACACAGAGCTTCATTATCCACAGCAACAACAGGTGATACAAACTCGGGTGATATTACGATAACAGTAGATACTAAATCAGCTGCTATTATTCCAGCTGGGTATGGTCAAACACTAATGGCTTTATACACAGTGCCAAGAAGAAAGACGGGTTTCCTTTTTCAGTTGGATGTGGGTAACTCAAAGACAACTGAAGTAGAAGTGTCGGTTGTTATTAGAAATAATGTTGGAGTTTGGAACACAAAGGCCTTTATAACAACCAGAGATGGTTTCATTGAAAAGAACTTTCATATCCCGTTGACTATTCCTGAGTTATGTGATATAGAGGTGAGAGCAAAGGGAAGTGCTACATCTGCAGTTTCCGCAGGATTTGAATTGGTATTGGTGGACACATGAGCTTCGCAGAATTCATAATCGAACAAAAGAATACTCATATGACTCATATTGAGGACAAGGTAATCTATGGTGGTGTTAATGGTACTCGTCAGGCTATTCTTGCATTACGTGAACTTAGAGATATGTTGAAAGGAGAACACAGTGGATCTGTCAGTGTTAAGTGGGACGGAGCACCTGCCATCTTTGCTGGCATTGATCCCCGCGATGGGAATTTCTTTGTTGCTAAGAAAGGAATCTTCAATAAAAATCCTAAGGTCTACAAGTCTGATGCTGACGTGGACGCTGACGCTTCTGGTGATCTTGCAGCTAAACTTAAACTTGCTCTTAAGTATCTTCCAGCTTTAGGTATCAAGGGTGTTATTCAGGGTGACTTTTTATTTGGCCCAGGAGACGTAAAAACTAAAAAGATCAAGGGACAATCTTATGTTACATTTCATCCTAATACTATCGTCTATGCGTTGCCAAGCCAGTCGGCTGGAGCTAAATCTGTTAAAGCATCAAAAATTGGAATTGTCTGGCATACAACCTATAAAGGTAACTCCTTCGAGTCTATGCGAGCTTCGTACGGAGTTGACGTCTCCAAGCTTAAGCCAACCAGAGCTGTGTGGTCGCAAGACGCAATGCTCAGGGATCTAACTAATGTTACTATGAGCAAAAAGGACACTGAAATTGTTAATGAACATCTTTCGAAAGCTGGCTTCCTATTCAACAAAATCGCAGGAACCACTCTCAGACAACTCGAATCTAACCTACAGTTGGCCCAACATATCGAAACCTACAACAATACCTTTGTCAGAAAAGGACAAGTTATTGGAGATTCAGCAAGACATGTATCTGGCCTCATTAAATGGATCCACGCAAAGTACCAGAGAGAAATCGATTCACGTAAGACAGACAGAGGGAAGGCGGCTCAACAGCAGAAGTTAGATAAGTTGTTGGCTTTCTTTTCAGAAGATAATAAAATGTCTTTAAAGCATATGTTTGACCTGCAAAAAGTAATTGTACTGGCCAAACTTAAACTTATAAATACTCTTAATAAACTAAGTAATGTTAGTACTTTTGTTAAGACACGCAATGGTTATAAAGTAACCGGCGAAGAAGGTTATGTAGCAATTGATAAAATTGGTGGTGACGCGGTGAAAATTGTTGATCGTATGGAGTTCTCATACAACAACTTTTCGCCAGATATATTAAAGGGATGGGACAAGCCAACGAGGAACTAAATGGCATATGGATTTAAAGACTATTTAACTGTCGACTATACTCAAACCGGAGATGGTCAGTTAGCACTTAACGCTAAAAAGCGTAAAAAGGATATAGGCGCAGGTACGAACGCAGAGTATTCATCTACTCACGCTCCTAATGAAGAGCTAGAGATGGAAGCTTTGTCGATGGCTCAACGTAGAGCTAAATCCAGACAGATGAAAAAATACTCTGCTAGGTTAAAAGTAGGCCGTAAAAAAGCTCGAATGAGAGTGGCTGACAGTAAAGTTCTAGCTAGAAGAGCTCGTAAACAAGCTCGCAATATGATTGCCAAAAAACTTACTAAAGGTATATCTAAAGCAGATCTCACACCCGCAAGAAAACAAGAGATAGAAAAACGGCTAGATAAGATGGCGCCAAGAGTTACTCGTCTAGCTAAGAAGATAACTCCTAAACTTAGACAAGCAGAATTAGGTAAAAAACGCGGGTAAGATGATAAATAGATTTAGTCAGTTTCTTGTTGAAGAGGAAAAGACCGTATACTTTACATTCGGTCGTATGAATCCTCCTACTATTGGTCATGGTAAACTACTAGACGTTCTAGCTTCAAAGGCAGGACGTAACCCTTACCGTGTGTTTCTTTCACTTTCTCAAGATAAAAGTAAAAATCCTTTATCTTATAAAGATAAGGTTAAACATGTTAGGAAGATGTTTCCTAAACATGCTAGATCCATTATGTCTAATAACAAGGTCAAGACAGCGATGGACGCAATAGTTTCATTGAATCAAGAAGGTTACCTAAAAGTGGTAATGGTTGTTGGATCAGATAGAGTTATGGAATTTGATACACTACTTAATAAATATAACGGTGTCAAATCTCGCCATGGGCTTTACAATTTTAAATCTATTAAGGTTATATCTGCTGGAGAACGTGATCCTGATGCTGATGGAGTTGAAGGAATGTCAGCGTCTAAAATGCGTGCATTAGCTAAAGATAATGACTTCACATCTTTTAGTCAAGGACTACCTAAACAGTTTTCTAATTCTGATTCTAAGAGGTTGTTTAATTTAGTACGCAAAGGAATGGGGTTAAAAGAAGAAAATGAATTTAAAAGACATATTCAACTTGAGTCCGTATCAGAGCTTAGAGAAGCTTATGTTAAAGACGGCTTGTTTGAAGAAGGTGACGAAGTAGTAATGCTTAAACATGACATTGTTGGTAACATTCAGCATTTGGGTACTAACTATGTTATAGTCGAATCTAAAGGAGAGACTTGGAGATGTTGGATTACCGATATTGAAAAGACTGATCCCAACACTCAGGTTAAATGGGATAACTTTGAGTTAAAGTCAGATGACGATGATGGTATTATTAGAGAAGAATACAAGTATAGTGATGGTACTCCGGAAGCTACTAAACACGCTAAAAAAATGACTCCTGGTCAGAATGAAAGAAAACTTACTCCAGGTGAGATTAAAAAGCGCGAAAAATACGCTAAAGATTTGCCGGATAAAGATTTTAAAAAACGTTACGGTGATGAATGGATGCAGGTCAAAATGGCCACTGCTACTAAAATGGCTAAGAAAGAATCAACCCAAGACTCGGACATTAAGGATCGTCCCGGTACTCAACCAGCGCGCTATCATAAAGGACTAGCGAAAGCAACTAAGATTGCCAGAGATCGTCACTTTAAAAAACACGGGAAGAAAGCTGATAATGATTCTTCTGCTTATACTCCAGCACCTGGAGATAAAAGATCAGTTACTAGCCCAAGTAAATACACAAAATTTGTAAAGAGGTTAATGAAATGAAATCATTCTCCCAACACGCTAAATCTAGAATAGATAGAGAAAAAGATAAGGATAAGGTGAAGCATACTCGTATGATGAACAGAGCTCGCATGAAGGATGCTAAAGCTTCTGTTGCTGAATATGGTGGCCCACCAATCTCTAGAGCAAAGTATTTAAAACAAAAGCCAATGCAAGAAGCATCATTTGCTGATAAGTCAAAAGCATCAGGAATTTCAACAGGCACTCTCAAGAAAGTTTATCAAAGAGGGGTTGCTGCATGGAAGACAGGTCATAGACCTGGCACAACCCCGTCACAATGGGGCCACGCGCGCGTAAATGCGTTTATAACCAAAAAGAAAAAAGGTGGTCTCAACCACGATAAAGATTTAGCTTAGGAGGCTATTATGAAAACATTTTTTCAATTAAGAGAAGAACAACAGCAACGGCTTAACGAGCAAGATTTGACCATGGTTACCCACGATGGTGAAGAACATCATGTTATTAAAGGAATGAAGCATACTAAGGCCAATGGGGATAAAGTAAGACATGCTGTGGGTAAAGCTGCTGCTAAACTCGCTGGTGTATCTCATGCTAATATGGATAATGATTATTCTCATTATACACATCACGAACCGGCGGACACACCAGGAGCGGCTGGGAAAACAGTAACTCACAAAAGTATGGCTCATTACGTTAAACATCACGCAAAAAACGATGCAGAAACCTATACTTCACCTGAACAACACGCTATGCAAGGATAAGAGGTAAGCCATGAAAAAGGAAGATTTGGACGCAGATCCACAGTCAATGGATAATAGACGATTAGGTGCTATTGCGCGTAATCCAAATCATCCTATGGCTACTCACGCTAAGGCTGAATTAGCTCGTCGTAAAGTTAAGAAGGATGAGATGGGTGAAGGTGCAATGAAGCGTATTGCTACTACTCAGTCTAATAAAGCAGACCGCATAGCATCAGGAGGCAAGAAGGGTTTGGAAACATTTAAGAAGAAACCTGTACCAGAGGGCACTACTTCCATGAGGAATCTAAAACTTATCGACAAAATTAAAAAGTCTGGCGCTGTTAAAAGTGGCTCTATGGCAAAAGAATCAAAAGCATTGGAGGAATCATTACAGGTTGCTGAAGGTAAAATTGATGAGATTTCAGCCAAAAAACTCAGTACATGGTACATGAGAAAGTCTACAGCATCTGCTGGAAAGCCTGGCCAGGATGTCCGCACGATGGATAAGCGGATTGGAGGTCAGAAGATGGCCGATGATAAGTTGCGGAAAATGCAAGGCAAAAGCTCGGCTGCTAAAGTAGCTGCTACAGAAGCTGACGATGCAACAGTTCGTATGTATAAAGACAATCCTGATATGACGAAGTCTGATGGTCCTGGTGGATTAAAAGGTCTTTCTAAAAAAGCTCAGAAGGATATGGCAAAGGCAATCAAAGAAGCTGCAACACCTGCTATGAAAAAGGCTGCAGCTGAGCTTAATTCTTATGCAAAGAAAAGTGGTGGCATAGATAAGGCTGACTTTATGAAAGCAGCAAAAATGTTATCGTCTGGCAAAGCAGGAATGGCTCTCATCAAGTTTGTTGATGGTCAAGATACTGAGGTTTATGAAAAGATCATTAGAGTCATGGCAAAGCATATGGGCAAACAAACTGTTGAAAAAATGTTTAAAGTTAACATACGCGAAGAAGTTGAACAGATTAATGAGTTAACTGCAGCTGAAAAGAAACTAGTTAATCAAATGTATGATAAAAAAGGTAACCTTACTCCAATGGGTAAAAAGGTTATGAACCACGGTAAGAAGCCTGGTGATAAAGGTTACGTAGAATCAGTTAATGAGCTTTCTAAAGACACGATGCAATCATATTGGGATAAAACCAAAGGGGATGATGCCTTTAGTGGCACAAGAAAAGCTAACAATAGACTGAAGGGTGGTATCACCGTCACTACTAAGTTAGATAGAATTAGAAAGATACTTAAGAAAAAATGATTTCTTTCAAGACATATATTGAGAAAGCCGGTGATTGTCCTCCAGGGCAATATTACTGTCAACGAACTCTCACGTGTAAACCCATTCCTAAAGGCATGAAAAAAAACGCTGATGGGTTTCTAGTAAAAGAAGACATGTCAGGTATGTCAGTAGGCTCAGGTCACAAACGTCCTGTTGACAAAGGTGCTGGTATGACGAAAAAAGGTGTTGCAGCTTATCGAAGACGCAATCCTGGTAGTAAATTACAAACAGCTGTTACTGCAAAGCCAAGTACATTGAAGCCTGATAGTAAAGCAGCTAAAAGAAGAAAAGCTTTCTGCTCTCGTTCAAGAAGTTGGACTGGTGAAAGAGGCAAAGCTGCGCGTAGAAGGTGGAACTGTTAATGGCCGAGACAACAAGTAAGCGACTCGATCGCATAGAAGAAAAATTAGATAAGATGGGTGAAGTGTTGGTAGCGCTCGCGCGTTTTGAAGAAAAAATGGATGCTTATAATGAGTATCGCGAACGCTCATGGGAACGTATGAATAAGTTCTCAGAGAAGTTAGATATAATTGAAAAATGTACGATGGACAATGCTCGCACTGTACAAACAATAAATAAACTATTCTGGGTAGCTATTGTTGCTATTGCAGGATCAATCGCAGCTCAACTTTGGATGTAAGGAGATACACATGAGCGAAGTAATGTCGAAGTTGATGGCAGCGTATGCACAAGTCAACGAAAGTAAGTTTTTAATTCCGGAAGAGATTCCAACACAAGAGCGAACAGCATTTATGGGTGCAGCTGCTGCAGCTCACAAAGCTGGTCAATCTCATTTTAACTTTGGCGGTAAAAAGCATAAAGTAACAATGCAAAAAGATACAGCTACAGCTATTGCTGATCAAAAAGAAGCAGCTGATCTTGATAAGACAAATGCTGATAAAGCTATCAAACATGATTGCGCTACACATGTAGAGCATGCAGAATGGGGTGAAGGTAATCCTATTTCAGGTCAACATACTATCGTGGAAACGACTGAAGGTTATGGTTATGTTACACACTACGATGTAGTTTTTGAACATGGTATCGAAAGAAATGTTGCTGTAGAGGATCTTACTATTCTTGCAGAAATGTCACATGGTCATTCTAAGAAAAAGAAAACAGAAGAAGTAAAAGAAAATAAAAATGCTGCACTAGCTAAAAAGCTAGCTAAAGCATCTGCTAGTTCTGAAAAAGGTAAAGCAGCTGTTACTCTTCCTAAAGCTCCTTTTGAGATTCCAAAGAAAGAGAGTTTAGCAGATCGAATCAAAGGTAAGATGTCTGCTAATGAAGAAGAAGAAGTTGTAATGAATCCAAAAAAACAAAAGAAAGAAAAGAATTCTGATGCAGAAATGGCTCAGGAATCTATGGTTTATACTCGCATCAAAGAAGCTCGTAAAATGAAAGCTACTGCTGACAAAGGTGGAGAGCATACTAAGAGTGCTACAGATCAAGAAGAGATGGGCGATAAGCAAGCCTCTTCTAAAGGTGCTCAAGATATGATGAACACTCCTAAGCAGGTAGTAGACAATCCTGAAGCATCAGGTGATGAAGTAAATAAAGCCGCATCAGCAGGACCGAAAGCTGCGATGCGTAAAGGTGATAACGCTGCAGGTGACAAGAAAATTATTCCATCTGCAACCCCAACAAAAGGAATGTAATATGGCAATCAGACCCCCAGCATGGTGTGTAGGCGCTGTCCCGGAAATGAATAGAGGCTGGGTAGATCCTAATTCAAATGAACTTTTAGTATCGTCTAGATTTTCACAAGCTCAAGTTGATGAGTTCTATGGTGTACCTTCAATTTTAGAAGTTGAAGAGATTGCAAAACCAGAACCAGTAGCAGCTCCAGTAGAACCAACTGTAGTTAATGAAGATCAGTGGCAGGCTGAAGATCTAAATGAAGATGGTGTTGTTGACGATCTAGAATCCATGACTAAAAAAGAACTAGAACTTCTAGGTCGTGAACATGGTGTTGAGCTGGATCGTAGAAAAAACAGAAAATCTCTTATTGGACAGATGAGAAGTATCCTATCTAAATAACAGTAAATGGTTATTGGATGATACCTTATGAAAATATTTGATCAATTAGACGAAAAAAGTTTTTTATTATTTGCTGCTAAGCACTATTATAAGCCTAATATAATTGACGCCGAAGAGTTTTATAATGATCTCAATCGATTTAAGTACTTGAAGAGATTGTTTAGTAGATTTGAGCAGTCTGGAGAGTTACCTGAGCGTTTAATTTTAAATCATTTAATAGTAATTTTTAATGTGTTTGATGTGAAACCAGCTCTTAAGATGTTAGAGTATCATATTCACGTGAAGCACTGGAGGGTTCTCAAGCCTTTTCTTATTAAGTTAAATTATATACGCAACAATCAATATACTGAAATAGATATGGAAAAAGTAGCTATAGAGAAGTTAAGGAAAATATAATGGGAATTATAAAACGTGCTGGAGATCTAGTCTATACATTTAGATTTCTAAGACTCCTTACTACATCTTTTGAAGATACTACTGCTTTTAAAGCAGGTATTATTGATAAGGAAGGTAAGCGCAATAAAGAGTTCACTCTTAATACTATGGACAATCGCGATATCTACAGAGATGCTTACACTCCTTTTCACAGATTAGTTTTTAATATTAAGAAGCTTATTGCCAAAGCTCCTGGAGGAGGATCTAAAATAGCTTCGTATGCTACTGCTCTTTACCTCATGAAAGAAAAGTTTAGCATTACGGATAAACAAATGTCTAAAGCGTTGAAAGAAATGAACGTGGATACTTTAGATTTTTTAGCTGAACACACAGAATGGTTCCTATTAGAAAACAATCAACTTTCTCCTGGTGTGTATAAGGTATTAAATGAAAAAGTTATTAACGACACTTTAGAAGAAGTTGTTAAGCCTAGAGATAAAGTTATAATTAAAGAAGACAGCTATCCTGTAGGGGATATTTTTGGGTTAAATATATACGAAGCTGTTCATGTTAAAACTAAGAAAAAAGTTTACGTTTCCATAGCGGAGTTAGCTAGATGATACCTAGATGGAAAAGAGCTGGACCTGACGGAGAAGTAGAGATTAATATAAAAGGTCAGCGATACAAAATTGAAAAGGCTTTAGACCATAATCTGCGTCATAAAGGCGAATACAAAATTATGATGTGGGATAAGCGCTCACGAGACTGGGAGTGGGACAACACAGTTCAAGGCAAGGGCTATGCTAAAGAAATTGTTATGGATAAATTAGACGAAAACTTTCAAGATGGTCGTAACCCTCAAGATAAAGGTGATAGTGCTAGACATGGTATTCCAAAGAAAGCATCTATCTCTGCTCTAAAGAAAATTAGATCATCCTCTACAGCAAGTAAGCGCAAGAAGCAATTAGCTCATTGGCAAATTAACATGCGGCAGGGTAAAGCTAAGAACGAAGAAGCTATGACAGCTGCAGATGCTGGCATCCCTCACGATACAGCTAATATGGGCCCTTCTAGACTTCCTACTAATATTTTACGTAGAGGTATTGGCAAACCAGTTAATGTAACAGATCGTCGCAGACGTAAGGATAAGACTCCTGTACTGTTAAAGAAGTTTAGAAAGTATTATGATGGCTAAGGTATATTTATTTCTATTTGTTGTTTCCCTTTTATCGGGAGTAGGGTATGCTGGGTATAGCTATTACATCTGGTCTGAACAAACAATAGGAACACTCAGAGAAAATAATGTAAAATTAAAATCAGCAGCAGAAACGCTCCAGGCAACTGTAGAGAAGATGGCTGCTGACCAGAAGAAAAATGAACAACTAAATAAAGATTTAACCAAAAGATTACAGCAATCTCAAGAGCACTTAGATAAGTTAAGAGGTGTGTTCGCTAAGATCGATTTGACTATGGAGGCATTAACAAATGCACAAGGACTTGAAGACAGAGTTAACAATGCCGTTAACAAACTTATTGGACGGATCCAGGATGAAACTACTCCTCCTTCTGATAAGCCCGATGCTACTAGCGGGGTGTCTGGGGAGAACTCCGGAGGCTGAAGTAGTAGTAACTACTGAGTATCAAGAACAAAATGTCCCTATTCAAGAACGACCTAAGGCAGTTGAGTTTCCTCCTGTTGATTGGTTTGTGATTACAGAAGAGAACTTAGAAGAAAAGCTAGCAGAGATTGATACTAAGACTGGCAATATAGTTTTATTTACTATTACACCAAAAGGGTATGAGAATCTAGCTATTGGTATTGCAGAGCTTCGTCGCTATGTTAAAGACCAACAAGCGATTATTGCTTATTACGAAGAAGCTCTGACACCAGACGAACCAGAGCCTACTCCCGAAGAAAAATAAAAAAAAATTATTTATTTTTTTAAACGTGATAACCACCGTTTATTAGAAATAAGAAAACCTATATAATGCTACCAATAATAAACATAACATAGATCTATGGTATACGGCCATAGATGTACATACATATATTCTAAAGAGGTGTTTGATGCTAAAACCAGTTCCAACTAATCGGGAGCGGGACACAAGAGATTTGATGTCCCAAACTAAATTCTATGAAGGTTATTCTAGATGGGATGAAAATAAAAATAGATACGAAAGTTGGGACGAATCAGTCTCTCGGGTTATGAGCATGCATCGCGAGTTTTATGCTGATAAGATGACACCAGAATTGCAGCTGTTGATTGATGAAGCTGAGTCATTATATAAACTCAAATATGCATTAGGTGCGCAGCGCGCATTACAGTTTGGTGGCGATCAGCTACTAAAACACATGATGAGAATGTACAACTGTACCTCTACGTATGCTGATCGCCCGAGGTTCTTTTCAGAGTTGTTCTACGTGCTTCTCTGCGGTGCTGGCGCTGGCTTCTCTGTGCAAAAACATCATGCAGATAAGATGCCAGATATTCAGGATCGTAAGAAACAAGCCAAGGGCTGGGTGGTAGAAGATTCGGTAGAAGGTTGGGCTGATGCATTGGGTGCGTTGATGTCATCATACTTTGCTAGTGATCAACAAATGCCAGAGATGGCCGGCCGCAAGGTTTACTTTGACCTCAATCAAGTACGTCCTAAAGGCGCGATGATTAATGGTGGGTTCAAAGCCCCAGGTCCTGAACCACTACGTCGTGCATTAGATAAGATTGAGCACTTGATTCAGTCTCGTGTGCTTAAAGGTGAGTCTCGTCTACGTCCAATTGACATTTACGATATTGCTATGCATGCAGCAGATGCTGTATTGGCTGGTGGAGTTCGTCGTTCTGCCACAATATGCCTATTCTCAAAAGATGACGAGGATATGCTGAAAGCTAAGACTGGTAATTGGTTTGTTGACAATCCACAGCGAGGACGTTCAA